ACTTGATTTCGTTTGACTTACTCATTTTCCGCCTTTCGTTAACTGTCTATTATACCAAAATGAAGCAGGGCTGGCAATGCCCACGGATCCCACCGCTATCGCCAGCCCCACACTTGGGTCCTTACTTAGCCTTGTTTACTGGCTCTGCTGTAAAGACAATACCCTTTTGTACAGCCTCCTGGAGAGCTACCTTTGCTGCTCCTGAGAATCGACCACGTACACCTACTGTAATGCCCTGAGCTTTTAGATATTCACGCTTTGTTGTCATTTGTTTTTATCCTTTCGAGATAATTGGTTTGATTTAATTATAGCAACTTTCCACGATTTTGTAAATAGTTGCCTTAAACAATTTTTGCTGCCCTTATACTAAATTAGTTTGTTCAACACGATCTTTAATTAATTCAGCAATGATGTTATGGGCCTCAATGTTTTCTGTTTCGGACCCACCCCACAAAAGCTTTTGTGCTTTATTTAATTGATCATTCAAATACATGTCACTCATCTTCATCTTCGTCTTCTTCCTCCTCATCAAATGGGTCCTTCATGTACCCACGGTTTAACATCCATTCTTGTACATCTTCGTAGTGTTGCTCTGCACCATACTCCAAGGAGAACCCCATGCCAGCCTCTACAGCCTCACATAGGTGGGCCCACATCTCATCCTCTGTAGCAACCATGGTCCAGTCTCCGCCACTGTCTTCCATGAAGCCTTTGATTGTTGACCACGTCCACAACCAAACCAATGAAAGACCAAGGTCTGTTGTAGCCAAGATGTCAAGACATTTATTTAATTTCTTCTTATCGCTAGGCTTCATAGTGTCCGTGCTCCAATCGCAAATGATAGTTGATAAGTGAGTTGATACAGTTCTACTAGCATATCTAGGCGCCCTTCACATTCTGTTCGGACCATAGAATCCATTGCCTCTTCAGATAATGTTTCTTGTTCTAATGCGTCTGCCAAGTCTTGCTCAGCAATGAGCATTAGATTCTTTAGTTCTCCGTGCATAATGTCAAGGCCCGATACTCCAGCGTTGACCATACGTTGCAAATGGGGCGGGAGCCCAATATCTTCTGCATTCATTTTATACCCTTTCGTTAGTAGAGTTCATTATATCAGTTGCCACTGACAATAAATGTTCGGTTGCGTCAATTGCTCCCATATAGAAAGAATCTGATTCCCAGTATTCATCTTCGTTTAAAGGTTCATTGTTACGAGCATCCTCTAAGTCCTGGTTAAGACTAATTAAATGAAGTTTCATATACTCCAGGAATACTGATGACTTAGTCAAAGTAACCCTCCGCCCATAGTCCTTGTAAGAACGATAAACTTGTTTTAAGTCCGCCTAGATTTCTATCAGAAATTGAAGGGGTCTGAGAAGATTCTTCAATCTGAATAACTTCTTCTAATGAATCGATCATTATATTTAAATCCTCTAAGTCATAACCTAACATTACTTCTCCTCATCCCATTCTAGATAATACTGGTCACCTGGTTTCAAATCATAAAACTGATTAAATCTACCTTTTAAGTAATTGTTATCTGACATTTCTGCAAATCTAAAATCTGCAAACATTTGCCCTTCATCTAAATTAGAGTTGACCCAATCTTCGACAAGCATGTCTCCAATCTCAGAGTATGTTGCGTCTATTACCATTTGGTTTTCATTCTCTAGAAAACTCATTCGGCTCCCACCTTTCTATATTCGGGTACTTTAGTGTCTAAGTATATCTTATGGGTCTGACATTTTGCTACAGCCTCTAGGTCTGCCTCGCCAAGCCAGTGGCAGTTGCCACAGATTTCTCCGCAGTCTTCTTCGCAGTACTCCATTTGGTCTGTTGCATCACAATCACGACACATGTTGTCGTATTCTGATTCTGAGATAACTTCTCCACGAAGGAATTCCATTTCTCCACCCCAGCCTGTTTCTTCTTCATATGATAAAGTAAATAGTAATGTTGGGTATTGTGCAGATAGTTTAGATAGAGCACCAAGAGGTCGTGACCATGCAGTGTTAAAGTTGTAATGGACTACATAGTTCTCGCCATTCTCTGCTTCTTCAATAGTTGTGTCAGGATACTTATTGTCTTCTGCTACAGCCACATCCCATTTGGTTCCCCACTCACGAACATTAAAGTTATACCAGTCATTGGTTTCAAACTTCATTGCTTCAGAAAAGTCGGTGGAACGAGGAGGTTGTCCATGATATACCTCATCAGTAATACCAGCATCTCTATAGTTATAGATATTATGAAAAGCAAAGATAGGATTAACATACTTAGTCTGCTTAACATCATATGATAAATCACCTACTGCAGTAATAGAATAAACAAATGGCTTATTCATCTGCTTGATTAGAGATTTTACTTGCTCAGGATTACCCTCAATAGTTAATCCGTTATATACCCAATTTGGCATAATATATCCTTTCGTTGATATGTTCCAATTATACAATGGACCACTGACAAATGGAATAGAATTGGCATGTGATACATGCCACATGATTCAGCTTTGTGGTCAAGATCACATAAATTCAGGCGATTTTATATTGACGTCGTAAACAAATTATGATACCCTCAGCCTTTGTGGGCAAATAGAAACCCCCAGCTATAAGCTGGGGGGTATGAATATGGCTGCTGATTTCCAACGAAAGAAATAAACCGCTTTACTTAGCACCTGGCCCGTAGACTAATAGATGCACCATTTCATTTCTATATTAAAACCAGGACCAAGGTCCTAGGTTCAATTATACCATAACTAGTCGACTGTATTTGTCTACGAATTTATCAATTGGCAGCGAGAAGACAACTTGAGAAAGGTCCTCTTCATACAGTGTAAATGTTTTCTTAGACCAATCAATCACAGGCACCTTGTGCTCATTGTCCCCAATGTGATTAATGTACAGGCCCCAGCCTGTTTCCGATTCCCATTCCTGTGCAACCAATTGAGATATGCATATACGTGTAGCATATGCCTCATCCGTCCACCGTGGCTCTGCTTTTGCTACTGCAGTGGCCAAGTGGTGCAGCATTTCTGAGCCTGCCCAATGTCCATATAGATATAACGTTTCGCCTTTAGAATCTCTGAATCCAAAGTTTGCTCTATCGCCCATTTTATTCCGCCGTTTCTAGTTGTTGTTCTTTTTCGTAGTTGAGTAATTGTACCATTTCATGGGCCCAGTCCACAAGAGACTCGCCCTGTTTGTTTTTATGATGTCCGCAAAAATAAAGGGACATTGCATCTTTCTTTGCTTCCCACATAGCTTGCGCTGCACATTGGTCACACTTCAGCCATTCAGCCATCACAGGTTGCCACCCTCAATCATTTCAGAAAGACGATCAAGGATCCATGAATCAATATCAGCGATATCAATCTCTGATAACTTTTCCATAAGTTCTTCACGAGCAAACTTATATCCATCCGTGAAACCATCTTTATAATCTGACATATTATCCTCTGTATCCTGTCGCTTCTCTATCTGACCAGTATGATTCTTTTAAATTATACTTATCACGAATACGACTTACTTTCTCAATACTACCAGTTCCGATGTTGAATGTCAACGGTCCACACTGTTCAGGGTCTAGTCCAAGCAACTCTGCTTCCCAAGTAGCCCTTGCAAAGGCTACTTGGGTAGGAGCGGTAAGTTCAAAGTACATTAGTTCTCCCTTACATTAGTAACTTCAGTATCAACAATCTCAATCTGACCGTTTTGTGAATCAACATAAAGGTTGTCATAGATTTCTTGCTCAACATCATCAACTGTGCTTTCAAGCAAATCAATTGTTAATGTTCCGCTAACCTCAATTGTCGCCGACCATTCAACTTCACGTGTAAGTTCAATCTCAAGCGCTTCTGCAATTGTACGAAGTGTATCTTGGTCATCTGAATCAGCATATGCTTCAGTGATAATATCTTTAACTAAACTAATCTTGTTCTGTAGCGAAGACACCGCTTTAGAATTAGTTCTAGCATTGTGTAGTTCCCATTCAATATTGCGAACCTTATCTGTATTGTATGTGGCATCTGAGTAACCGCTAATAACCTTATAAGTAACTAGTTGGTCAGGGTTGTACTTCTCTGAATCTGATAGCGGTAGATTTTCTACTGTCATTCCGTCCATATTGTTTCCTTCTTTCGTTTGGTTTAAGGATGTAATTGTAGCATGCTCCACTGACACTAATGTGGTCTTACGGCCACACGGGCATGTGAGTTCTGTCACACCTGACGGGAATCCAAACCCGTCTGATGATGTTAATTGAATTAAAGAGTCACACTCATCTGGGTCACAGATAAATGTGTATACGCTTGATACTAGTTCGTTGGTCATGAAGAGAATTATACACGAGCCCACTGACATTTACAATAGATTCCAGGGATTATTTTTGTGACTCGTAACACATTTTTGAACCCCTTACCTTTGGGGGCAACGCGATCCATAACGGACTTGAACCGTCGACCTCTACCGTGACAGGGTAGCGCTCTAACCAACTGAGCTAATGGACCAAAAAAATTGTGAGCAGTTTTTATTCATGCTCAGGAATTTTTTATTTAGAAAGCAGAAACCAATTTCTTGATTTTGTTTTTCTCGGCAGTTAGAACTGGGTCAAACCCTGATGCGCCAGCCATAAGAGTTTCGCCGTTGCCACGACCTGAACGATAATAATCAAGGCGCTCAGTAAGTGCGTTGAACGCACCCCACTTTGTTCCCTTGATTGTAGCGTTAGTTGGTGAGTTATGATACAACTCATCAAGGAGAACAATTTTGTTTTCCCATTTCTTGATTGCTCCCTTAGCATCTTTTTCTGGCTTTGGGTAGATTGACTGAACCAATTTAGAAAATTCTGAATCGGTAATTGCCTGAGCGTAGAGAGCCTTAGCCTCAACTTCAAACTCATCAAAATAGCCAAGAGCCATTCCAAGAGTTTCACGAGCAACTTGAATTCGTCCTTCAACAGATTGTGTGTGACGAATTTTGAAAGATTGCTTAGCATTACGCATGGCAAGATTCAATGTGTTTTGGCATACAACACGAACAGGGGTAACGGCAGCCTGAACAGCAACTGACCCGTCGTGAGATGTCCAAACAATTAAATAAAGTTTAGTTTCATCATTAGCGCCTTGTGGGTCAAGAACCATTGTGCGGGGAATGTCTACAGTTCCAAACACAACTTTGCCCTTCTTCAATGAGCCAGCAGATTCCCAACGGCAATCAGCATTAGCATCATGAATAGCATCAGCAAAAGCAAACAGTTCTTCATTTTGAACTGGCTTGTAACGCTTGCCAACAGTTGCGAGAACATCAACACCCTTTTTGAATGGGTTATCACGAATGACAAGAGATGCGGTAGATACATCATTCCAAGATTCTGGAATGTGCTCGGTGATTGGAGATAGACGAACATTCCAATTTGCTAACTTTGCCTCTTCAAGCATTGTTGCGGTTGTAACTTCCTCATCTTGTGTAAAGATGCGATTTGCTAGATTGTGCCAAGCGGGAGCACCACGAAGAGCAAAAGCAACTTCGCCGTTTTCCATTTCTAGATTATGAGCCATTTTTATTTCCTTTCGTTTGATTAGTTGTAAGTATAACAGACCCCACTGACATTGTCTAGATTAGACAGTCATTTGTCCGAATTGTGTCGTGTGATCATTCTCACATTTTCAGGGTTATCCACAACCTACCGTAAGCCTGTGGATAACCCCTCACATATAGGGGCCGAGCTAGGACTAAAGTCCTAACCCTACCCTAGTTAATTGTGATGTTTGCTCTTTAACTTTTTGTACAACGTCTTCGTCAATAAACATTGCTGTTGTTTTCTTTTTCTTTACATTATCAAAAACATAAGCATTAATCTTTCCGCTAAAGTTTTTTATGTTACTGAATACTAATTCAGTTAAGTATTCTTTATCAACGCCTTGGTCTAAGTGTATAGTTAAATCATTTAACTTATTTGCGTCATAGATTTCTACTCTGAAACGATTTGCCATTGTATTACCTTTGTTAGTAGTTGTCCCCGAAGGGAGAGCAGTTTGGCGACTTACTCAGGTCGTTCGCAATTTATCGTTATGCGAGAACGATTTTATTTACAGATACTCAGCAACCGCATTGTAGGTGCTGGTGCTAACTACTTCCTCATCTGTCATCTTTAGAATACGAATTGCGTTTGACAACTCTTTCTTAGACTCACGATAAGTGCTGGAGTGAATAACCTCGAAATCCTTTTCAGGTTCGGCAGGGAACTCTCCCTCTTTTACTACAATGTCAAAATCAACATTTAGTTGGTTATTCCAAGAACGATAGTTTGTGCGTAGGTTTTCAGACTTTGCGAAGTTGGCAATAGCCCACTTTCCAATTTCCTTTTTCCACGCTTCGTGCTTCTTGTTAAACTTTGCTTCGTTTGCTGATTGCTGGGCGTAGTCTGACTCCAACTTAGCAAGAGCAGTTTCTAGTGCCTTGATTACTTTAACTGTTGCGATTTTTACATTTATTGCTTTGCTTCTAGCCATTTGTATCCTCTTTCGTTAGGTGGGTTAGTGGTTTATTAAGTTGTAAGTATAGCAGAGGGGTCTGACATTTCTGCGACCCCCCTGCCTTTAGACTATGCGCCTAGTAGCGACTTAGCGGATACTGAAGTCCAACGAGTTTCCTTCGTTGGCATTTCCAATAGCACACGCACCGAGCCAGATGCCTGTGGGTGGATTTCCTTAATCACACCTGTTTTCTTTGACTTGAGAGTAGTGAATAAATCCCCTACTTGATACAACTTGTCGTTGATTGTCATTTATTGCCTCTTTTCTTTGTTAGGTTAGTAGTATAGCATTGGGGTCTGACATTAGTCTAGCCCTATCTCAGTATTTGAGAAAGTTATTGTGTGACCTTAGTCACACTCAGGTAGCCAAGCGTGGAGATGGTGCTGGTCTATGATTGCGTGAGCGGGTGCGTGGGTGCTTCCTCGATACGATACGCCTTCGGGCATTTCGATCAATTTATCATAGTCCTCGTCATAGTATGCGTCAATAGCCTCGATACATGGTTCGACCATAGATAATGGAACGGGCGGGTAATGATTACTCTGTAGATGAATAGAGATTGCCATTTCTAAATCTAACTCAGTAGATAAATCTAGTGCTGTATTGTATCCCATTAGTTAGCCACCTTAAGAATTGCGTATGAGCCATTAGCATTAATTTCATCAAGAATTGGTTGCAAGCGAGAGCCTACTAAATCCTTTAGCATTACTTCAAGCATTTCAATACGCATAGACTCAGGTAATGCTTCTACTTGTGCGGTTATTGGATGGCCGTCTGCAAACTCAGTTACAAACTTTAAGTTATGTTCTACTATCATTTTTTGCCTTTCGTTGTTGGTATAAGAGTATTATAGCGTATGGCACTGACATTACCTAATCCATTATGGGCGTGTCGCAGCTTTTGTGATAATACTCACAATTTCAGGGGTTGTGGATAACTCACTTAAAGCTGTGGATAACCCCTCTCTTTTGGGGGCGGAGCCCTAAAAGGATTTTAGGACTGCCCATATTGCTAGAGGTATCGGTAATACAAGTGCAATGCATAACATAAATCCGATCACGGTTCCAATTAATTCTGCCATTATTTTTTACTCGCAGAAAATCGAATGTCGGCTTTACCATAAACGCATAACCCGCATGATACGCATGCGGACCCATTGCTAGAGATTAGTGGAATGCTCTTCATATTCTCAGGACACTTAGCGCCAGGCTTTCCAGTTAGCTCTTTCATTGTGTCTTCTGTTGCGGCAAATGTCTTACCAAGATAAGCAAGGCGGACCTGTGAATTCTTTTTTAAATCAAATGCTATTTCTTTATTCTCATCGTCTGTAGAGTAATAGAGAGACAGGTTAGTTGTATCCTTAAGAATAAGTGCCGCAGACTTTACGCGTGTGTACACCCAAAATTGAACATCAGGATGATTAGAAATAATTACTTTCCATGCGTATGTATAAGTATCGTTAAAGAAATCTCCGTCCCAGTGTATGCGGAATAATTTAGGGGCGTCTTTCTTTTCACAATCAGCAATAAATTCAACAATCATCTCATCCAATAGAATGAGCATTGTGTCCATGTCCGCATTGCGTAGCAATTCCCAATTGTGTAATAGGTTAACCTTTACGCTAGGGAATACCTTTTCTAGTTTTCCCGCATAGCAGACACTCTCGCAAATAGACGTTGCGCCAGGACAAGAATAATTCTTTCCAGCAGGTAATCCGAATGTGTTCGCAATTGCGGCTTGCTTTCCGTTTTTTGTGACAAGGTTAGCCACCTTTCTATCGTTTGACCGTTTTAGTTTCATGAGGGCCTTTCGTTCGTTGTTAGTAGAATTATAGCGTAAGCCACTGACAAAACCTAATCGACACGCCGTAAAATCCAGGAGCTTTTTAAAATGTGTCGTAATTCACATTTGGACCCCTCTCCTTTAGGGGCCGCCCTTACATTATTCTAGATCAATTTTCTTTTTGTGTTTTATTTTTCTAAAATACTTTTTCTTATTGCGTACAGGTTGCGCCGCATTACTGCGACGCAATTCCTGAATACGCTTTACTTTATCTCGAAGTGAATTTTGGGACATGATACCCACTCGCTTCGTGAAATCGGTTTACATCAAATCGCTCATTATCTTTCGCAAACATTTCTGCGAAATCATTTACAATTTTAGAAAATAAAGCAGGGTGAGTTTTATCGCTAGCATACTTTAGAATTTCTGCGGTAGCGACATAATCTTTGCGTGTCATCATTTTACTACGACCTTTCTGCCTTCACGATAAAATAATTTCGTGAAGCATTTTCCGCTAGGTGTGTAAAGATTTACAGTTGCGTATTCATCAGCAAATCCCCAATCCGTGAATAAGAAAAAGTTTTCCCACGCACCGAATTCGCTTTCGTAGGTTTGTTCCCAATGGGGAGCATTTGAGTCATAAGCGCAAGTTAGTTTATACATTAGTTATTTTCTCCGTTCCAAAATAGTGAGCCGTCATTTACACAATCGCAAGGTTCGCAATCGAAATCATTATCATTACCAAAAAAGATTATTCCGTGACCGAAGCAATCTTGGCAATCTATTGTTAATACTGAGTTAATCATTATTCACACTCGCAATTCTCATAAGGGTTAAATTCGCAAAAGTAGCAACCTTGTTGCTCGCCATGCGCTTTACAGACATGGACAAATTGTTGTTCATCACAACAGAATTTTATTTCATCTTTAATAAAATAGAATTCATTTTCATCTAAGTATTCTTTAATCATTTAGTCACCTACCTTAACGGCAACAGTTGCCCAAAAGTTTTTAATTCCACGAGTTGAGCGAACCTCGATAGCGTATGCCTGAAATTCTGAGCCGTACCAAATTTCGGGGCGCGGTGTTGCGTATTGGATAACGCCTTCATCATGGCGATTAGTTGAGCGATAAGTCTTGCCGATTAGCAAGTCTTGTATTGTGTATGGTTTTGCTGACATTAGTTGTCACCTTTCGTTTGTTGATAGTAGCAATTATAGCCTATGGGTCTGACATTTTCACATTACTAGCCAGTAATTCCACATAGTAAGACGCTCAAGTCGTGTGATAAACATCACATAAAAATGTCCGTTTTGTCTGTCAAATCGACACGCCGTAAATTTTCAGGGTTTTTATAACTCTTTCATAACGACACGCCCGACCCCGTGCCTTTGCGGGCCAGCTTGATCTTGTCAAGCCGACACGCCGCTAATCTTCCATTTCTGCTAAATAATCTTCGTGTTCAACTAATCCAATCGCAAAAGCAATCGGGTCGCAACATTCCAAAATTTCGGCGGCAGTAAAAGTTGAATACCCAATCTTTACATCTGGATAAACATCATTTAGTAAATCAATAAAACTTTCTTTAATTTCTAAATCTTTTTCAAACTGCGATTTCATCTGCGACCTCTTTCCATTCAAAACAATAAGAGTCTGAAACAAAAGTGTTTTTTACAACGCTATCAAATAAAGAGATGGCTTGATTTTCGTCCTCTGCGTCAATGTCTAGCCAAACGCCAAATGTGTATTTTTTCATTCAAACGCACCTTCCTCTAATAAACCTAATTCAATGTTGAACAATTCATCTGGAGTGGCTTCGGATAAATCTACCCAGCCAGCACCTTCCTCGTCCATACGGAAAATTTCTACATAACCCATTAGTTAGCCTCCTTAGTGTTGAATAGTGAGGACATTTTATCATTAGCCTCTGACATTGTTGCGATAGCCTTTAATAGGCTTTCCTTGCGTGTGGCTTCTACATAAGCCTTGTATTCATCTAGGTTCATTTCTGACCTTCTTTCGTTGTTGTTATAGTAGTATTGTAGCAGATACCACTGACATTTTGGGGACATTCTCGGGCGTGTCGGAAATCTTTTTTTGTGATAAACCTCACAAGAATTTCAGGGTTATCCACATGTATCCGTAAGTTATCCACAGCCCCCACACTTCGTAGGGGCAGCTATCGCCTATGTCAAGGCGACACGCCGTAGCGTTAGTGTGAGTTAGCCCACTTCCTATAATCGGACAAGATCTCACGCCATACAAGGCGAGCCATAAGCAGGGCGGGAATACCGATACCTAGTTGGACTAGCGTAGTTAGTAATCTATTCATTACTTATTCTTCTTTCTCTTATAAATCTTATAAGCAATTACTGACACGATACCGATACCGATACCTAGCCAAGATATGCTGAAATAAAGCGGGGCGGTAGAAAACATAAATCCATAAGTGTCTAATTCTATCTCTAAGTATTCCATTATTAGTTATCCCATGATAGTGCGTATAGTTTTGCTAGTTGCTCATCATCTTCATCATTAAAGTCATCTAGTGGAGGTTGTTCTTCATCTACCTCATCAAGGTAAGAGTATGCGTCTGATACAGACGATTGGATAGACTCATATTTATCTATTGAGTTAGTTTGGTAAGAGTATGCGTATGACATCTTAGTAAGTATCCTCTACGCCTAGTTCATAGGACTTGTTTAGTAGTGTTAGTAGTTCGGGTGTCACATCAAAGCCGTTAGCCTTAGCCATATCGGCTAGTGTGTCATTAGGATACATCATTAGTTTTGTTCTACCTTTCGCATATGTGCTACTACATTTTTAGAAACCTTTTGTAAGTCGCTTACTACCTTTAGCATTTCATCTGCGCTAGTAGCGGTAAAGAAACCGAGGAATTGTGCCCCGTCCCATAGTGAGTATGTGATTGTCATTGTCTGTTCTTCTTTCGTTAGTTGGTTATAATGGAATTGTAGCGTATAGGGCTGACATTATCAAGCCGACACGCCGTATAGCGGTAGGGTTAGGGTGTGATTTAACTCACACGCCAGCGTGTCCACATAGGCAGTTGCTCAGGGTCGGTATCATCATACCAACGCTCTATATTCTGCTCGCAGTCTTGGCAGAATGTGAATTGCTCATCTCCTACATTAGAGATAGCAGACTTCATAGGGTTATGCTCTGAGAATGGTGAGCATTTTGTTATTGTTAGTGTAGTCATTTGAGACCACCTTTCTTAGTAAGAGTTTCTTACTTTCTTTATATCTTTAGTCTAGCAGGGGGGACTGACATTTAGACCTGTTTCTCGGGCGTGTCGCAAATAAATCTTTGTGAAGTACATCACACTTACGCTCAAGGTTACACAATATGTGCGGTCTATCTAGACAAAACGGACATTTAAATAGTGTGTATCGTACAAGATAAAAATATATTAACATTTTCTGAAATCTAAAAAGGCTTGACATCGAAAATATAAATAGTATAATTTTTCTAGGGGGGTCGGGGGGTCAGTAAATCAATAAATAATAAATATTAAATATATAGTAAGACCTAAGACCTAAGATCAAGTGATACAACCAAAAAAATATTCTATTAACATTTTACTATATTCAAAATAATAGTCAACTAGAATAAACTGATATAATTAATACATGATTCCTAAAATTATATGGCAGACACATGAATATGATTTTGAAGATCTTCCTTACCCATACAACTTAAACGCAAAGACCTGGATAGATAAAAATCCTAGGTACAAATACAAGTATGTAAATGCGGCGGAAAGAAGAATCCAGATAGAGCTACTCAGACCAGACCTACTGTATATATATGACACAATCCCAGGAATTGTTTTTAAAACAGACGTATGGAGATATATAGTTTTATCTGAGTATGGTGGATTTTATGCAGATCTAGACTCAGTCTGTATTCAGCCATTAGATATATACGCAGATCAAGAATTTATATCTATGACATCTGGGGGGTACTGGAAATGTCCTGGTCATATGGAAACCTGGGAATATGTGGAGACAGAGCATGTACCATGTAATAGATTTACAGAAGAGCTAATAAGCAATTCTCATTTTGGATCTTCTGCAAAAAATAAAATATTGTATGACTTATTGGATACCATAAATCTAAATTTTAAAACGGCATATCCAAATGGGGTGGGAATGAATGAAATGGGCCATCATCATATAACTGAGCCACTAACATTTTCGAATACACTTATCAAATATAATGATAGGGTATCTAAGTCTATTGTTTATTATGACATGGAGCATAAAAAAGATCAAAGCTGTTTAGATGGCAAGTCAAAGGATAAAATTCAAATATGCCATGGAGATATTCATAAGAATAAATATATTGCAGTTGACTAGAATATAGAGTACAATAGATACATGAAGACAATATTTGCAGTGGCGGTGGTAACAGTAATAACTTTTATCATTGGAATTGTATACCAGATAATAGGCTAGTCCCTAGGGGATATAGCTTAATGGTTAAAGCACTTGTCTTATATGCAATAGATTCTGGGTTCAAATCCCAGTATCCCTACTATATAAAAGCAGTTGACTAGGATATACATGACTCATAGAATTAAAACTTATGAAAACTTTGTGTCAGAAGAAGAATGTCAATATGCAATAAACTTAATCAATAATGGTCAATTAGAAAAATATGTACATAACCCTGAAATAAAAATTTTAAAATCGGCGGGAGCTGAAAAATTTGTATCTATGATATCCAATAGGATCAAACCCATTATAAAAGAAGAATACGGATATATTCCAGATGTAAAGCTTACAGAAGCATATCTCACATTATGGGAAAGTGGATCCAAATCTGGATTACATATCGATTCGCATGAAGGATACGAAGATATTATTTTTTCATTTGTAATGTACTTTAGCTCTGATTTTACAGGAGGACAGATAATTTTTCCTTCTCAGCAATTTGAGTTATACCCAGATTCTGGTAGCATGGTTATATTCCCTTCAGGTGGAAGAGAATATCCACATCGAGTTGAAGAAATTCGAAGCGGGAAAAGATATACTCTAGCTGGGTGGTTTGTTCAAAATGTCTAAAGAGTGTGGAACATGTACTGCATGTTGTGAAGGTAGCCTACATGGAATAATTAAGGGAAATGACTTTGGTCTCCCACAGGATATAGTGCTTTCTCCTGGAGTTCCCTGCTTTTTCTTAGATAAAGGATGCACAGTATATGAAACTAGACCAACTGAGCCATGTAGGTCATTTCAGTGCATTTGGCTCAGCATAGATGATTGCCCAGATTATGTAAAGCCAGAGCAATCTGGATTAATTCTAGATATCTTCACAAAACTTGACCCATTTGAGCGTTATGTCCGAATTACACGCATTCGAGAAGATTATAGTAAAGAAGCTATAACTTGGGCAATTGAATATGCCAAGAAAAACGGCATTAGCTACCGATATAACAATATTTGATACAGGAGGTAGGATATATCATGAAAACGTCTCATATGGCCCTTGGAGCATTTCTAAAGACTACAAATGGTCTCTTCTACCGCCGCACTTTTCGCACTTCACTATACAAGGCGAAAATTAATAATGATAAGATTAATGTATGACAAATAGCACTGAATCATCTATATTAGTTCTAGATAACATAATACAAGGAACAGATGTAATCTGGTCTTCTCTGCAAGATCATTGCGGATGGAAGGCTAACGATGTAGTAGAAGAAGACGCATATGGAAACGCAAACGTTGTCGTAAACGCTCAGCATAGAAATAGTCAAGGCATGAGAATGCAAGACGATATGCCAAACTGGTTAAAAACTAAACGACAACTCCAGGCTATTGTAGAAGAGTATGCAAAGAACAATGGAATAGAAATATCTAGCCAAGAGAATTATAGAATAATTAAATATAAAGCTGGATCTGGATTTTTTGCAGAGCACTCAGACTACTCAGAAACTACACAAAGAAAAATATCTTTAATATTATACTTAAATACCATTGCAGAAGGCGGAGAGACATACTTTAGAGCCAAAGATTTACTTATCAAGCCATCAGCTGGCACAGTAGTTTTGTTTAAAAGCAATGATGAAAAAAACGTACATGAAGGGCTAAAATCAATGAATGAAGATAAATATATTATAGTCAACTGGTTTAACTAATGAATAAATACTATATAGAAGATATATGCATTATAGAAGATTTTTTAACTGATCAGGAAGTCAGTATACTTACAAGAGATTTAAAGCATGAAGAAAATTGGCACAGAGCTGATCATGAATCTAGCGATATGTCAGAGACGGCAAAATACTGGGACGGCAAAAACAAAAACATCATTTCGGATGATTCTCAAAAAACATTAAGCGAAATTCTTAAAAGAGTTGAAAAAGAATTTGATACTGATGATGAGCAAGTAAATGCACAAAAGGTCTTACAGCGAATGTTTGACGATCCTTTAAATATAACAGACTGGTCTTTGTCCCCACACGCAGATACTGGAAAGCATGGTAATAGCGAGCATGTAAGAAAGGGATACGTAATATATTATAATGATGATTACGATGGCGGAGAAATAAGCTATGTAAATAAAGGTATAGTTATTAAGCCAAAGGCTAAGATGCTTGTATGTCACCCTGGAACAGAAGACTATATGCATGGAGTTACAAAAGTAACAAATGGGATCAGATACATGACAACTGGATTTATATTCGATAGAGAGTATTTAAAAACAACTTATAGCTAAAAGTAAGAAACCCATTCAGAGGCGGATCCGAATGGGTCTTAGCACTTACGTGCATACGTAAGGAGTTTTAGCTCAACTTACGTAATATTATTTAGTTCTATTTTTGTTAAAGAATTTAATGAATAAATTTTCTATTTTGCACTCTAAACATTTACACTTTGACGGCTTTTGATTATCCATTCTAAAATATGGACTCATCATTACTGATTGAAAGTGTTTAGGTGCCATATATAAATTATATCACTTATTCTTCAACTAATATATCGTTCTCGTCTAGTTTGTCAAAAATTGCAGCCATAAGATATTGAACTGCTGGCCTACTTTGTGAAACCTTTTCTGTTGTGTCTTCGGCAGACATCCCTGACTGCAAGCACATCATTGTATTTCCATTTTGATATACATTTACCATTAATTCAATTACTGAATCTCTGTCTTTATTCATTTTCTTCTCCTGGAGTGTATGAAGGGTCAGGTCCTAATAGATAACCCTGTTTATGATATTCTACCATTTTTTCAGTACTTTCACTACCCACCATTTTGCTAGAAATAAGAGTCAACACGTCATATATTCTGTGTAACATTATATAATTAACCATTGGTAGATTGTCTTCTAAATTTACTTGTTCGTCACTCATTTGGTCTTCCTAGGTCTTCCCAAAAAATTTCTCTGCCTATGTTGTCCGTTATCTGCATAGGTTTTGATTCTGTACCACATGTACAGGAAACCGAATCACATTTTTGCATTTTTTTCAACCTCCTTAACTATTTCCTCATATGTAGAAATTCCAATATTTTTAGTATAATCACATTCTAAGCAGTATAAGTATATCTCATCTAAAAGGTTTTGATTTGAAAAAAGAATGGATTGGTCTACTGGGCATAAAAGCTTTTCAACCAATCCTTCTTCTGACATGGAGATGTAGGCCGATACATACTGTACCTTCATCCCATCTCCTTTACTTTGTCGGAAATTTTAAATAAAATTCCTTAGCTCTTGGGGTCATGCCCTTCCAAGCCGACCAATCACTACCGCCATTGGTCATATAGTACGTTATCTCTGCGTTTGTTACTGGGTCGAATAACTCTTTGTTACTCTGTAGATCAAATTTCTCAAGTCTTGTTGGACCAAGATTTCCAATCATATTTATCTGAAATAATCCGTAAGAATTATCTCCTGTATTCCTATTCCCGTTATATGCAAGCGGTCTTCCATTAGATTCACGCTTTGCTATGGACCAAGCTTTTTTAAGGCCTACTCCTTCGAATCCTACAGTCTCAAGTAATAGTTTTAACTCTTCGTCTGTAAGCATCTCAGATGGTTTGTAAATTTCTTTACTAAAGCTATCTAAGACTTCTTGCTTTAATTGGGCTTCAGTTTTCACTAAAGGTTCTACAGTTAAAGCATTTGCTGGGCTTCCTGAAAATAAAAACAATGTTGCCACTGCTATTATTGTCCAGTCACGAACCAAATCGCTAAACTGTTGTTTTATATTCTCCATTGGCATTTCCTCCTCTAGAGATAACGAACTATAATCATAACATTGCTTTATAGACATTGTCAAGCTAGTTGACTAAAACAAAATATCAAATAATGAGATTTTGTAAAATATTTTTTCACCCTGTACATGTAAATAAAAGTTTGATACACTAAGACTTCACTTAAAATTTAACACCGCAAGGCGGAGAAAAGGTCATATATGTCTTATTTTACTAAAAAAGAAATGTCTTTAATTGAAGATACAGGATTGTCTTACAATATTGAAAACCCATACGAAAATTTTATTGCATTATCAAGATATGCAAGATGGGTAGAATCAGAAAATCGCAGAGAAACTTGGAAAGAAACAGTAGATAGATATTTTGACTTTATGCTTAATAACTTAAACAAAAATTTTAATTACGTTCCAGATCAAATTTTAGTATCTAATTTGAAAGATGCTGTGTATACTAGAAGCGTAATGCCTTCAATGAGAGCACTCATGACATCTGGCGCAGCATTAGATAGAGACAATGTAGCTGGATATAACTGTGCCTTCTTACCAGTTGATTCCCCTCGATCATTTGATGAAACAATGTATGTGCTTATGTGTGGCACTGGTGTCGGTTTCTCAGTAGAGTATAAATATATAAATAATCTTCCACCAGTACCAGAAAAAATTGAAAAATCAGACTATGTAATTGTTGTTGAAGACTCAAAGCAAGGTTGGGCTGCCGCTTATAGAGAACTTTTAGAAAATTTATGGGAAGGAAAAATTCCTCAAATAGATGTTACTGGAGTTAGACCTTCAGGAGCTAGACTTAAAACAATGGGCGGAAGATCCTCTGGCCCACAGCCCCTTGTAAATCTATTTGATTTTACAATTTCAAAGTTTAAGTCGGCAGCAGGAAGAAACCTTAAACCAATTGAATGTCACGATATTATGTGTAAAATCGGAGAGGTTGTTGTAGTCGGTGGAGTACGCAGATCAGCAATGATATCACTTTCAAACATAAACGATATTGAAATGGCTCAAGCAAAAGCTGGCAACTGGTGGGAAAACAGCCCTCAACGTGCTCTTTCTAATAACTCTGTTGCCTACTCACGCAAACCAGACATGGAGCAATTCATTGCAGAGTGGAAATCTTTATATGATTCAAAATCTGGAGAACGAGGAATTTATAATGTTGCGGCAGCTCAAGCTCAAGCAGCAAAATATGGCAGAGATCCAAATATTCATTATGGAACAAATCCGTGTTCAGAAATCATCCTAAGACCTTATCAGTTTTGTAATTTGTCTGAAGTTGTTATTAGAGAAAACGATGACGAAGAATCAGTAACAAGAAAAGTTCAGCTTGCTAGCATTTTAGGAACTTGGCAGTCTACCCTTACAAATTTTGATTATATAAGAGATATTTGGAGAGAGAATACAGAAGAAGAAAGACTTCTTGGAGTTTCTCTTACTGGACAATTTGGCAACGCTTTATTTTCTGGTAAAGCAAGAAAATCTGGAGAATTTGAAAAGTCAGAAGGAGAAGGTCTATGCTATGACGAAGACTATGTCCGTAAAGATAATATGCTTAGACTAGAACACATTCTTCAAAGAATGAGAACAGAGGCAAGAAATTCAAACAAGGCAGAAGCAGAAAAAATTGGTATTCAGCCTTCTGCTTCAATTACATGCGTTAAGCCTTCTGGTACAGTTTCCCAGCTGGTCGGAGTATCTTCTGGTATGCATCCATGGCACTCACCATACTACATTCGCACAGTACGTGGATCTAAGGGAGATCCAATTTCAGTGTTTCTAAAAGAAGTTGGTATTCCAGTAGAAGATGATGTTATGAAGCCAAATGACACGTATGTATTTTCATTTCCAGTTAAAGCGCCATCAGGCGCTACTATAAGAAATGACTTGACTGCAATTGAGCATCTAGATATTTGGATGCTATATCAACGTGCATGGTGTGAACATAAGCCATCCATCACTGTTTCAGTAAAAGAAGAAGAATGGATGGATGTAGGGGCCTGGGTTTACAAAAACTTTAATGAAGTCTCTGGCATATCATTCCTGCCACATTCAGATCACTCATACAAGCAAGCTCCGTACCAAGAAGTGACAAAAGAAGAATATGAAGATCTTCTTTCTAAGATGCCCAACAACATTCGTTGGGAAGATCTATCTTTCTATGAGACAGAAGACGGAACATCTACAAATGCCACGCTTGCATGTAGTTCTGATGGAAATTGCGAACTTGTGGATATTTCAGCATAGTGGTAGAATTATAGTATTCGGGTAAACCGAAAATTCCTGGGCACTACGCCCAAGAGGAGATGACAATATGGCTAAATTTGCAAAAGCAGATTTAAACAAAGATGGAAAGGTAACAATGCAGGAACAAATCCTATCAGCATTATCAAGCTACGGAAGAGCATTCCTATCAGCAGCACTTGCTCTTTACATGACTGGAAATACAAATCCTAAAGACCTTTTGCTTGGCGGAGTAGCAGCAGTTGCACCCGTTATCCTAAAAGCGT